GGAATATAAGCAATATGACATAAACCGTTAATAGTCTGATGATGGTGAGAACACATACTCGTAATAGGAATACCTCCTTCGAATACTACGCCGTCATAGCCATCGCTTGGAAAGCTCGTAACAAAATCTAATGGCTCATACCTACCTTTCCATAAGTCATTTACATAAGCTTTAGCTACTCTTCTTGCAGTATTAGAACTATTAGGATCGTTCTCCCAGTCTACACCTAATGCAGTTAGAAACTTACCGTAATGCACAGTAGCTTCTTCAATAATAGCTAACTTTTGCTTATCACTTAAAGAATACTGGCCGTTCTTAATAGCATCTCTTAAATAAGTGCTAATACCATTGGCGAAACCTGGTTGAGCTAATTCTAAGCTCTCAATATCTATGTTTTTATTTCTATTCATATTGTATATTATAAGTATTTTGAAATCTGCTCTAAACGTTCTTCTACCGTACCTGTTAAAGTTACGACTTTTTCTGCAGGGATATACTCTGCTATAAACTTTTGTATAATTCCGTCGATCTTAATCTGTAACTCAGCACTTAATCTATCTGGATCATCTACAAAGTCAAACTCGATAGGAATATAAAAGAAGTACTCTACTTGATCTTTAGTCTTTTCGAATAACTCTCTAATCTCGTCAATATTAACATTAGGAGTTAAGATTCGTGAATAGATAATACAGTCAACTAAACTACGAGTACTAATTACATTTTTATGAGTTAAGTAGTTTTGATAAGCCCAAGCAGATAACTCATTAATTGCATACTGCTTCTCGTCATTAGATAACTCTAACATCTTACCAATCTTAATTACAGGACGCGAAAATCCGTCTGTAACATAATAATCAGGAAATCTGGTAGATACCTCTTTTAATAAGGTAGTCTTACCAGTTCCATGCGATCCTATTAATATCTTCATAAATGTCTTTTAGTAAAAATAGCTACTTTTTATCAAACTTCCAAATATTAGTAAAGAAATGTACCCAAGAACTTAGAGAAGTCTCTCGAAGTATGGCATAAGCTTCATCTATAGTATTTGCTCTGTTCATAACCTGATAAGCGGATACAATCTCACCGGCATCTAATTCCGGAATTACTTTATGAACTACTGATCCACAGTACGGATACTTCTCTTGATTTCCAGCAATATCCTCTTGCTTATTAAAGCCTTTCAATTCTGGATATACAGTAATTAGAGCTGGATGACCATTAAACATTTGGCCTTTAAATTGAATAAATACGTCTTCTGGAATAATTCGTAAGAATCCGTGTAACGTAACTAGTTCTTTTTCTAGTATTCCTGATCTTAAGTATTGATCTACAGTAGGCTTATTAGGAAGTACTACTATCTCTACATTATTTTTCCCAAAGATTCTCATGTTCTTTTCAGAAATGTTAGTAACTCTATTAGTTACAAGTAAACTAGGGAGAATCCCAAGCATTTCACTAATAGCTATTACTTCAGAACCTGTCTGAGATACTAGTACTCCCCAATTGCTTAACACTTTCATTATTGTCCCATTGCTTTTTTAGTATAGTAGCCTGTATCAATTAATGCACGAGGAATTAATTCTTCTCTAGTTGCACGAACAGGATTGATATCTAATGAACCTCGTCTTGCATACAACAACATTACTACACAATCTTTAACGTCAGGATGCTTTGTAATAGCTGTAAATAACTTCTCGCTACAGAATTCATGAAATTCGTTTACTTCACGTAATGCAATTACCTCTTTCAAAAGACCTTGTAAATCTACACGTCCTTTCCTAGTAGTAATATGGAAATAAGCAGCACCTGTATCTTTCTGCTTTGTATGTCTACATCTTGATCTCAAGATACCAGTCATTACAGAGATATCGTCAGACGTTTCAGCAGGTATAATAGTAAAGTGATTTTCTTTACCGGAGTAATCGGTAATTTCCATCTCTTCTAATTTCTTATTACCTACCATACGAAATAAATCGTAGTAGCCTTCTCCTGGATCGCCTTCGAACATTAATTGCTCTCCTTCTCTAAAGAATGATACTCTTACTTCTTTACCAATGCATGCACTGATATCTTTCTTTACTTGATTCTCATAATTCTCAACAGCTTCAACAATCGTATCGCCCATCTTACACATATCGAATGTATTAAGGTATAACTTAAACGATTTTGATTCTACCATAAATTCTGAATCAGCAGGACATACTATTTTTAACGTACCTGCAATAGGTAGGCCGTTATTTAACAAGAAGGTTGATTCATGACAATGCCACGTATCGTAACCTACAAATTCATCTCCTTTAATACCCCAGTCTCCACGAGCTAATGCTCTTGGCATAGGGTTTAATTGACTTGGATCAAAGGTGTCTGTATAGACTGCATATGAGTTAGCTGACCCTAAGGTTTTAGCAGCTACTTCTGACATATTACTTGCTGACATAATTACGGAATGTTTTTATATTTTTAAAGATAAGGTTTATTTGTTCTTCTGACAACTTAATATCTAAGTTATCAGCAAGTTTTGCTTTTGGTTTAGGTACATTTAAACCATGAGGTCCTAATTCGTTTCCTACCCATCCGTTAATAACAGGTGAGCTAGTATCTAGCGAGTAGATAAGTCCTCTTAGTACAGTATTTAGATCGTTAATTAGGATAAACTCTACTGGATTTTGACATCCTAGTAAGTGAAATTTAGGTAATCCGATTCCCATGTTGAATCTATTTGCATACCACCAGTTTAAAAATCTAGTTCTTACTGTTACATAATCTGAGTCTTTAACTAGGTCAAAAGGTAATGCGATAATATCTACTCTCTCTTTTAGGTAGTAGTCGATACACTCTGCAATTTGCTCAAAGGTATCTCCTTGACATACGCCAATATATTTCTGTCCTTCTACTCTGTAACTACCTAAATACTCTTTTGCATTAAGTAAAGTTTGATCATAATCATTAACTACATCAGGAAGTACAAGATGGGTAGGAAGATACTCTTTACCTAACTCGTATAACTCCTCCATCGGTATGGATCTACCTAATTCAAATGCTGAATTGTCTAATATAGAGTATTCTGCTGTTTGTAGCTTCTTCTTATAAAAATCAGCATATTCTGTATCTAAGCTTAGTAAATGACCTAGTACATAAGGGTAATCACTTACCTCATCATGACGATCAAATAACGCTTTTGGTATTTCGTGTGAAATTAAAGGCATAATTTATTTTTTATATTCTGATAAAACTTTTTCTACTTGCGTTTTTGCAAACTGCCAGCTAACAGGTCCCATTTCGTCTGCATACTCTACCGGATCAGGACGACCTAGCTTAATAAACGCTTCGATACGTTCTACTGATGCTGCTGACTTATAATCAGAATACCAGATACCTTGAGTATCGGACCATGAATGTCTAATAAAGATCGGCTTATAAGAAGTATTCGTACGCTTATATACTTCATTAAAATCTAAACCTAATGCTTCACACGATCTTAAACCATCTTCTAGAATTTCAAATTTAGTTACATCTAAGTAGGGGGTATAAACTGATATTAAATCAGCATCCCAATTACCAGCTTTAAATGCTTCCATATCTGCATCTCTAAATTCCTGACGGCAGTCAGGGTAAATTGCATGATCTCCTGCGTGAATACCCATTGCAATAGCTACTTCTTGGCCAATAGAACAATCATCCGTAATAGGTTTAGTTGCAATTGATAGAGCAGCTGCTTGAATCAAAGAGCTAAATATCTTATTACGATTGGGTACAACAGTTGCTTTCATATTATCCTGTTCGTAATGTCCTTCTGGTACATCTGCACCGCCTGTTACTAAAGCTGAGTTCAATAACTGTTGTAATCCATCTAATTTAATAACCTGGTACTTTACTTTTTGATTTTTAGAGCTTAAGTACTCTACTAAAGATTTAGCTCTTTCAAGCTCTACTTTATGCTTTTGACCATAATCAAAGCCTAATGCTGTTACTTCGTAGCCGTTAGCTAATAAGTGTAATAAAAGAGATGAAGAATCCATCCCGCCTGATAATGATAAAACTGCTTGTTTTGCCATTTTGTTTAAAATTTAAAATTTAGAGCGTATTATTTTGTACGTCGATTAGCTCTATAACCGAATTATTTTTTATCTTCTTTACCGTTAAGGTCCTTCTGTAGAGAGAGTATTTGACTAGTAATGTTACCAACTAGGGTTCCTAACTGTGCCCAAATATCATCACACTCTTTCTCTAACTTATTAATGAGTCTTAGTTGGTATATCTGTAATCCTACAAGTATTAATATAATACCAATGTATAAATGTTCTGGTGTAAATGTAACTGTCATTAATTAAAGGTATTATTTTTTGTTCGTTTCAACAACTTCATTCATAAATTCGTTAAACTCTAATGTTCCTGGAAATGCTATAAAGTTAGTATTATCCATTACTCTCTGTAATGCTTTAATAGTGAGGTCTCTATTCTTAGTATCAATTATTAAAGGTTCTAGAATATACTCTTCTGCCGATCCGTCTTTACGATTAAGGTAAAATAAAGTACCGGCTACCTCTCCTAATGCTTCGTAGTATTCTTTAGCTGTTGTTGTAGACTTCATAGTATAACTTTCTTATTTTAGCGCCTAATTCTTGATCGTTAGATGTACTTTTAATCATATCGACTTCTACTGCTAATAATCTTCTATCAGGAAAATTTATATCTGATTCTTTTCGTTGTTCATATTCGAAACCTAATACACATGCTAAGTGGTCGGTTCCTGCTAAGTAATCAAATTCAACTTGGTCAGTTGGTTTGCCACAAAACTGGCAAGTGTAAGGTGTGCTCATAACGGTTATTTTTTCTCTATTTCTATTATAATATCATCGAATCTACCTTTATTTTCTCTTAAATCAAAAACTCTATAGCTTTTAATCTTTGTTTTATCTACATAGGAGTCTATTAACTCGGTCCATAAAAATTCCTGTACGTCTTCTATAATTAACTTTCCGCCAGGCTTTACCTTATCGATCCATTTCTGAGCGCTTATAACCATAGAGGCTAGAGTATGAGGTCCATCATCGATTATATAGTCAAAAGAATTATCTTCAAAGCTATTAATGGTTTCATCTGAGAAGCCGTCTACAATCATTAGTTCTATTCTACTGTAATTTGATAGTGATCTAGGCAAAGAGTCATTACATTCGATTCCGGTAATTTTTCCTTCTGTAAACCATTCACTCCATAGCCTAAGACTATCTCCCTGAGCTGCTCCTATTTCTAATAGGTTAATATCGCGATCTCTATTTTCGAATTCACGCTCATAATACCCGCTAAGATAGCTATGATCAGTTTCTTTATCAGAGGTCCATTCTGCATGGTGCTGTTTATTTACTAATTTACTGTCGTTTAATTCTGTCAGAGTCATATAACTACTTTTATTTCCAAAATTGATACCAACGCTTCCTAGGTAAGGGAACGCATAGCGAAAATGGATTATCACCGAAAGATACTCTATCTATATATTTTGCACAAAGTATATTAAAAAATACTTCATGGTATTTTTCAGGGATAGTATCGAAGTCTGCTTCTATCTTTACGTCTATTTCAATTATACCATCGGTCGGTGTTATTAACCGTAACGTATTATGCGTAGTTACTAACTTAGAAGTAGTCGTTATTAGATTATTACCGGAACCTAAATTTATTTCTTGCATACTATACGTTTAATGTTTTATTCCATCTATTAAAAAAGTTAAGATCATTTTTAAGTAAGTACTCAAACTCTTCTATTTTTAATATTCTAAATGTTCCAGCAGGATCCTCTACCAACCAATTATCATAAAGCCAGTCATCTAAATCGCCTATATCAGATTTTCTCCATAATTCATTCATTTCATTACTGTAGCTGTCGTGAAGTATTTCTAATTCCATCTGTTTTATACGTTTAATGTTTTATTCCATGCTGCAATATGCAATCTAGTTAATCCTCTAAATCTATACTTCTTAGCCATCTCCATTACAAATCGAGTACGCTCTTCAAAGTTAGCTGCATCATCTAAACCTGGCATACAGACTACATTCTTTAAAGGAATATAAAACGGTTCAATAAAGTCTCTAAAGATTTCTTTAACGTCCTCTTCAGTACTAATAACAAACTTAAATTGGTAGTTATCGTGCTCCATAATACGGTTAATAGCTTTAGGAACAATACGCTGTTTTACTGTCATACCCGAGTTATCCAACTTAGGTGAACAGTTAATTTGATCTAAGCTCTGAAATAATTCTTCTTCGATAAAATTAGTACCGTTAGTTTCGATTTCATAGTAGGTATTACGTAAAGAACCTTCTATATCCATCCAATATTCAGTAAAGTTATTAATTGCTACTTGATGTCCTGCAATAGTAGGTTCACCTCCGGTCCAGATAACACGTACGCGACCATCTAGAATATCCTCGTATACTCCTTCCTCTTTAAATCTATCAAGTAAGTATTGAAACTCTTTATCTTCTCCTCTCCATAACCACTGAGATGTAGAATCACAAGTCCAGGTAGCTTTACCTTCTTTAACTAAATCGCCTTCGAAGATTTCACCGTCTTCTAGTAATTGCTCTTTCATTAAATTATTTGTAAATGCTCTAGACATACCGCACGTTAGGTTACAAATACCTAAACGAACGAAGTATGCAGGAATACCGCTGCTTATGCCTTCGCCTTGAACTGTATAAAAGTCACTAGTAATAAGTAACTTATTTGGATCTATCTTACTCATTAGTTACTGTTTTAGGGGTTTCTACTTTTTTAAATTGAGCCTTCCATTCAGATTTAGGTATAAACTTCCACTCCCTAGTAGCTTGATCAGCCTTTTCATTTGTTATTCGGATAATTTCTCCGGTCTTAGAACTCTTTAAACATTTCATAGTTTCCTCCATGTTTTATTGTGATTAAATTATTTTTTATCTACATAATGATGTAGCTTATTTCTTAACCTATCAATTCGTATTTTACAGTACCATTTTCCCATATTACTAGATGCATTAGCATATCTTTCTTGCCAGTACTTAATACCTTTATTAGTCTTAGCATTAGCTTCTTCTAGGTAGTCTATATCCCAATAGCTATTATTCTCCTGTATCTCTTCATCGGTAGGAATATAAGGATTTTCTTCTTCCCACTTTTCAATAAGCATCTTGCGTCGAGACTTCTCTTGTTTTTTTTCAAATTTCTTTTCCATTACCCTATATAAATTGCTGAGTTTCTTTTATTCTCAAAGAATTCTACTTGTGCTACTCTAACGCGGTTATTTGTCTCTTCCTGTACAAAAGTATTTATTTTACCGTAAATATACTTTGCAAATTGCTCTGCACCTACAGGGCCTTCAAGGATTCTTAACTGTACTACTCCTCTCTTATCTAACTCTTTAAAGATCTCCAATTAAGGATCATCTGGTGCTAATACCGTAGTATGATCGAACATATAATCCATCCATTGCTTAGCGTTCATACCGTCAATTTGAGTTTTAGCTCTCTTCATACCGCCAAAGTCCCATACCCAATTTCTATGATCTAACTCTCCTTCAAAAGTTATTCTAAATTCAATATCGTAACCATGTAAAAATCTACAATGCGTACCTTCAGCAGCCCATTGACGGAATACGGTACTAAACCCGTCGTATAATTTTGTTGATTGAAATTTGCTCATAACGTATTTTTTATAAAATTAAGTATTTTCTCTCAGATAACCAAATTCTTGTGCAAGTACTTGACAGCTTTTTTTATGTTTATCTCTATATGGACAATGTCTACATCCATTCCCACAACACTGTCCTCTTTGAGAATGGAAAAGGGCCGTAAAAATGACCCTTTCCCCTTCCAAATAATAATGTATTCCTTGTATGAATTCTTTTTTTTCCATCTTATTGAACTTCACAAGCACCGCCAGCGCAAGCTGCTTCTCCCATTAAGTTAGTATTGTCTGCAAATTCGACAACTTTAGATAAATCTATATTATGTAAAGACTTCATCATTTCGTCGTACTTCTCTTCTGTACAGTCTTCGAAAGGTGCTTGAATATAAGTTCCGCCGTCGTAAGGTAGTACTGATAAGCCATTGTAGAATTTTTTATTATCCCACATCCACTTTCCTACCTCTTCCCACTGATCTGCTTTAATAGAAACTGTAGCTGAAATATTATGTGTATTCTGACCTGTTCTATGACCTGGTTTAACCCAGTTTTGATATACAGACTTAACTCTTTCAAGAAGATCTAAAGCAGACTCGTGTCTTAAAATAGATCCTGCTGGAGCTTTTTGCGGTACAGAGATAACTGCTGTATCATGAGGTCTAAAATATTCATCTTCGATAAGCTCTGGATGATTAATTGCTAGGTAGGTGTATATAGATTCGTTCTTACCTACTCTAATTCTTCTAATATAGAAATCATTATGCCATGCATGAATTCCAGATGATGTTCCTAATGCTAAAGAAGAAGTTCCTGAAGGCTTTACTGTAGTAGTTCTAGCTGCTTTATTAATTCCTAATAGCTTAGCTACTCTCTCATTTTCTTCATTAACAATCTTAGTTGCTTGCTTAAGATCTAACTGTTGAACTTTACCAGAACCAATACCTGTCATTCCTACGCCTATTAAAGCGTCTTTTTCGGTTGTTCTTTGCCAGATAGGACGTAAGTAATGGAAGCTAGTATAAGATGCTTGTAACGTACCGATAAAAGCTGCTGCTTTTACTCTTGCATTTAAATCAGCTTGATCTACAACATCTGAAACATTTACTTCACATAAGTTACAGAATTGGAATGGACGTAAAGCAATCTCGCAACATGGATTAGTTCCCCAATCTTTATCATTGCTTAAATAAATGCCAGGTTCACCAGCACCGCTTGCCTTAATTTTGTCCCACAAGCCGAAGAAAAATTCCTCAGTCACCTTATTTCTTAATAAGACTGCTGAGTTGTTAGCTCTTCCGCGCTGTGGGTTAAGTTCCCACCATGCACCTGACTTAGCTGAAATCATATTATCGTCATCTGCACTAAAGAGGCTGATTAAAGCTGCTCTTCTAATACCGCCTGTCAATACTGCATCTGCAATATGACATACTATATCGTGTACTTCAATAGAAGTTAGTTTATCGTTACTTTCTTTGCTATCTAAAATTCCTTGAATCTTAATTAAGCATTCTTTTAATGGTTGAGGTCCTGGTGCTTTACCGCCAGTAGTGATTAAAGCAGCTCCTTTGGCTCTAATATCTGAAAAGTCAAATGCTGGAGTTGATCCGCCTTCAAAATAAGAGCGAACTAATACCTTAACTGCATCAGCCCATCCTTCAATAGAATCGCCAATTAAAAAACGTCTAGTTTTCTTTGGATCTGGTTTTCTGATTTCAGGTAATTGCTCAACGTGATGCTTTTGTACTGAATAACCTACCCCAGTACCGCCTAGCAATAAGAACATCGTTTCTCCAAAGGCTCTCCAATCATCAATCGGAAGATAAGCACAGTTATAGATACGGTTAGGGCTAATTTCAATAGGTTTACCTGCAAACTGCATTGAACGCATTGAAGGTAATGCTTTTCTATCGTAAACATACTGATAAGCATCTTCAATTTCTTCCTGTAACTGCGGAAATTTCTTTAAGTGCATTGCTTTGTTTCTATCTACTAACTCTTTCCATGTCTCCCTTCTCTGTACTTCGGGATTAAATTTGGCATACTTCATATATACCGTAATGTCACTTAAAATGCTCTGTGAAATGTCCATTTTT